ATGATAATGTTCAGCTACTTGTGCTACCAGTTCTTTTGTGTATTTATCTTCTTTTTTGCCTTTTATGTATTTAGCAAAACCCTTGGATGCTGGCAGGAAATCATGATATAAACGATATGTTTCTGAGGGACGAATCTGACCTATTGTGTATCGTTGCAACACATTAACTAGTTCAGTGAATTCCATTCTCATAGACAGCCAACGATTCACAATGAACGGAGAAAATCTTTTCTGATCAGATTCAGACCAAGAGTTCCATTCTTTCTTTTTGTGAGTAACACCGTCAATAAATTCAAAAATTGTTGCTGGTTTCTTTTCTGCCATTATAATTTGTATTTTTTTATGTATGATTGTACTAGTGTTTCTCCAAATCCGACTTCTAGTATTACCGCATTATCAGGTATTCCAGGTATTTTCTTTTTACCTACAATTTCATCCGGAGTCTTGTTTTTTAATATTTTTATTTTGGTTCGTGCATTGCTACGGTTACTAGTTTTAAACACGATGCCTACGGTGTCTCGATATATCGCCATTACTCTGATTTTGGTTTTACTGGTCGGAACTCTTCTGGAACATGTCCACAATCATCACAACGAAATGATGGTACTGGCATCAGTTGATCTTTGGTATCGCCAGTAATAAATTTAGATATTTTATTAATAACTAGAACTTGACGAAAATAGATACTACCACATTCTGTGCATGTTATCGTTTTTAAGTCTTCTGGTTTAACATTCATTTTGATTTCTTTCCCCATAATTACAATTCATTTATTAATTTAACAAACATTGACATTGCGTTGATTTCTTTATCGACAACCGTTACATCAGTGTATTGCGATTCTGCAATAATTAAAATAACTGGACCAATATGACCTGTAGCAAACTCATCTAGGTTATCATACAAGAATGTGAATAGTGCAGTGAAATCTTTAACTTTGCTATCTGCAATAATTTGCCGTATCTTTGTGAATGCTGACTTTTTATCTTGCAGATTTTTCAGTATCTCTAATATTTCGGTCATGTAGTTTGCTTGAACTATACTGCTTTTATCCAATACCAGTTTTCCTTTAACTACATGACTTTGTGCAGAGTTAATTGCTCGTCGAACATCTGGATATGATGCATTGATAATAGATGCCACATCTTTGATATCATACTCAATACCTTTTTGTTCTAACACTGTTACTAATCGTTTAGCAACATCCGTTTTATTTGGTGGTGTTATTGAGAATACCTGGCATCTGCTTTGAATTGGATCAATAACCTTTTCTATATAGTTGCAAGTCAATATGAATCTGGCTGATTTGCTGTATGTCTCCATCAAGTTACGCAATGTTGCCATTGCATTCGGAGTCATGTAGTCAAACTCATCTAATATAATAATTTTCCAACGATTGAATCCGACGCTACTGGCAAATCTTTTTATTTTATCTCGAACAATGTCTACTGAGTTTTCATCAGATGCATTGATATACATGATTTGACTGTCTACTGAGTTTGCTAGTATCTTTGCTAATGTGGTCTTACCTGTTCCTGCTGGACCGTAGAATAACAAATGTGGTAGTTCTCCAGATTCAATCCAAAGCTTTGCTTTATCAATTACATGTTCGTTTCCAATATATCCGTCTAATGTAGAAGGTCTAAATGCTTCTACCCATAAATCGTGTTCTTTCGTTGTTTCTACCATTATTTTCCTGTTGAGCCGAATCCGCCATCACCTCTATCTGTTGTATCCAATTCGGATACTTGGCTCCATTCGATTTGTTCTACTTTATTTAATACTAACTGACCAATTCGTTCTTGTGGGCGAACAATGAATGTTTCATTGCTGTGATTCATTAGGATAACTCCAATTTCACCTCGATAATCTGCGTCAATAGTTCCAGGTGTATTCAACACTGTAATACCATGTTTTAATGCTAAACCACTTCTAGGTCTTACTTGTATTTCATAACCATCTGGTATTGCTACATATAATCCAGTTGGTACCAATTGTCTGGCACCTGGCTTTAATTCTGTGTAAATTGTGCTTCTGATATCACACCCTGCCGAATTACCGGTTTCATATTTAGGCAATTCGTTTTGTGACTTATTTATAACTTGTACTTGCATAATTAATTTTGTAATTGTACCAACCAATATGTTGCATCGAAGTCTGCATCTGTGAACTCAATTCTAGATAATCCTTGTGATGAAACATGCATTTTACCGGTTGCGCCTTTATTAGCAGTTAATACTTCTTTTAATTTATCTGCAGAGAAACAAATTGTATCTAAATCAGATGTAGCTGTTCCTACTTCAAATGTTACATTATCAGAATTAATTGTGCTATAATTAATAATAAATTTTATCACGCCGTTCTTAACTTGAACTGCAAAGTTTTTAGAATCTGGTAATGCATTCTTTGCTTTGATAAATTTATTAGTAAAATCTGAATCAATTGCAATTTCTACTTCATATGGAGGTTCCTGGTTGATAGTAGGAACATTAGGAATAACCGATGTGTCTGCCAACATGAATGTTAACTTAGTAGATCCTTCTTTGATCTCCATTGCATAATTTTTACCTTGTGAATCTTGCACATTGATATCAATATTATCACCAACTGCAGACAGCATCTTAACTAGTCCACCGGTGTGATTGATTCCAATTTCTCCATTAGCAAACGGAGTCGTTTTCCAATTCACTTTACCAACTACTGTTTGATCTTCATCAATCAATTCACAATGTACACCCGTTGTGTCCATGTTTAACTTTACAGCTTCGCAGTTTCCGCCTAAATGGTATCTGCTAATAAAATTTAATAAATTTGTTTTTTGCATGTTATTCCTATTTAAAATTTAAAGAATTCGTTGAATTTGTTAACATCGGTAGTTGATATGCTATCACCACCATACTTTTTATATGTCTTTTTATATGTCGAGTACACTTTCATTGCTGCTGCTGGATCGGCAAACATTTCATGCAATGATAATATAACATCATATAGGTCCTTAGGTAGCACCGTTTCTAGTAATTCTACATGGTGCTCAGTCAATTTATTAATATCCTTAACCATTTCGCAGTATACATGCACATTATGAACTACCATTCTAGGCATACCTTCTTGTGAATATCTGTCTAAGCCGGTTGCAGTCTGACCTCCTAGATATTCATAGGTAAAATCTTTACATGCTGGACAATCAATACTACATGCAACATGTTTAGTTTTATCAATATCTACAGTTCCTTCTTTACCTTGTTTGATGTGTGTCTTTCTGCGATACTCGGCATTCTTTGGAAAATACAATTCAGTGAATGTCTGTGTCTTGTAATTGCTTGAATGCAAATATGTACCAAATACTGGATACTGACCTGGAGATGATGAATCTGACATAAGTTGCACTCGTCCTCCGGTTAATCCGTTTAGTAAATGCTGGATAGTTCCCAATATAAAGAAATCAGATATCTTTGAAATACCTAGTAAGTGAATATATTGCACATGATTCTTTTCAAATTCTCGCTCTTGCAGCATTAGTGCAATCACATACATGAAATCTACTAGCTTCTTAGGACCACCAATACACCAACCGTTAAAATCAAAATCTTTGAACTTGTGATACCAGGTAGAATATTCTTCATTAAATGTTCCTTGTATTACATTTAAGAATTTTGTCTTGCCAGATTGATTCTTTTCAAACCATTTAAAATTATCAAATGATATATCCATTGCATCATTGAAACGATTTTCAAATGTTACGCGCGGTGGTATATCTAAATTGGCTGCTACGTCTGAATTAGCTTCTAACCAATGAAATATCTTTTCTCTGATGGTACCATCCCACTTAAGTGCACCAGTTGCAATCTGGAATCCTCCGGAGTCACCAAATACAAATGTACCGGCTCCTAATCCTAGTTGCTGTCTGAAATCCATTTTCTTGTAATGATGTCCTGCAGTTACCAGGAAATACGGATGTCTCCATTTTTCTGGATATTCTTCTGAAAAGAATCTCATCGTGGTTCCGTCTGAGAACTTGGTGTCTTTCTTGAATGCCGACACCATACTCCCGGCAGATAACGATGGAATGTATAAAAAATCTTTCTTACTCATATATTCCTTGTGTGTTTAATAAATGTTCGCAATATGCAGATTCATGCCACACATTGATTTCTTGTGTAACATCATTTGCGATGATATATGCTTCCATTCTGCGACCTAAGTCTGCCAGATCTGGATAGTTATAATATATTCCTGTGCGATTGCTTGTTCTGTTCTGATTTAAAACGTATAGTGCAGACTGCAAATTAAATGGTTTGTATAATTTATCTGCAGGTACAAACTCTGGAAATGACCTGAAATCTGGAAATATTACATCACAACCAAATGTAGTTGATTCTAACACTGTCCAGGAAACATAGTCTTGCAGTGAACTATTAAACTGAATCTTTGCATCTGCTAACTCTGTATAATATTGTTCTTTTGTCAGATTACTTAACAATTTGAATCTGGGTTGTCTGTTTGCCAATTCATTCATTGCTTCTATTACGCCTGGTAGCATTGACTTGAATGATTTACCTGATGTGGTAACGTGCCATTCCCAATTTTCATTTTGATTTAAAAATTCTTCGGCTACCTGCATCATGAAGAATGGATTCTTTTCTTTGTCTAATCTGCTTGAATAAACTACTACTGGTTTCTTAATCCATTCATTTTTCTGGTATCCTGGTAGTTTGGCTTCTGTTAATTGTTTATGCAACGGCAATGAAACAACATGTATAGTAGCTTCAAATCCTGCAGCTCTGAGTTGATCTCGATGCACTGTAGATCCAACAAATATTCCTGTCATTCGTTTGTCTAATCCTAATTCAAAGCCTCGCATCCAACTGCGCATCGGCCAAGTAAAGTCATATTCATCTACTGATTGTGCATGAAGCATTGCGTATATCTTAACATTGATACCATATAGGTCTAATGCATATAATATAGATTCAATACCTGGATGCCAATAGTCTTGAAGAAATAATACATCTCCGTCTTTAACTTGATCTATATTCAGCATATCCAGAAAGTTGCTGCATTGCGACATGGCAAACTTACCTCGGCCTACCGCATCTAATACTGCACCTACTTTGATTTGCTGATCTGGATCAAACTCTCCTGGAACATCAACGAATTTAAGTTTACCAGCTTTCTCATATGGAGCAAAGGTTGCTGGCATCCACTCTTTTGATAATTGATAAGTATAACGGGCCTTGAGTGGTTCCAGGCCGAAATACCATACTGTTCTAATATCTTTATTTGTCATAACTTATTGTAAGAAAATAATATGGGTTATCCAACCTAATCTCGTTCTATAATTGCACCGTTTTCCCAATCTTCAAATACTTCTACTCGATACAGATTGTAATTGTTTTCTAACAACCATTCACCTATATCCTCGCAGCTCATTCGACCAAACTCTAATATGTTACCGCCAAAATTAGTTCTGAGTTGCTGCTTGATTCTGCGTTGCATTAAAATAAATTCTTCATCTCGATCCGTATGAGTTACCTTTGCATAACAACGAAAACCAAACATATGTCGGTGTCTGTCAGACAGAAACCCTACTTCTGGAAATACTTCTGCTGCCTCCGGCCAATTGTGAAATCCTTCGATGCTAAACGTTACTACTATTGAATACTTCATCTGCAATTTGTTTTTTAAATTTAGTGGTAGACCAACCATGGTCTCTGTTTATATAATGAATTGGTATATTTAAATCATCGCCTGTAAATGCTCGGCCTTTATAATCATCACCTAAGAACCTTTTAATAGTTGTTTTTCTGGACGATAATGCAGCCGATAAATTTTTTAAATAATCATATAACTCTGCTTCTGTGGTGTATGTGTGAACTTCATCTACTTGCCGTAATGAATGCAATATAGCTAACCGTTCTTCAACTGACAATACCGGTTTACATTTTTCTGGTCGTTCAATTGTAGGATCTGTGTGTAATAATACTAAAGTATGATCACAATGCTGTTTCATTTCATTGAACATTGCAATATATCCTGGATGTATTACGTCAAAATTTCCTGCTATAATTCCTATCATATTAATAAATTGTTAGTTGTCTGTTTATAATTCTTCATCGAACATGTAGTTAGATGGCCTGATTTCCATCATGTTACACTTAGTTACTTGATGAACTCGATACCAACCAGCATCTACACTGAACGTATCGGTGTCTTTAAGAACTTGTAGTGCTTTATCTTGTATGCGATATATAATGTGGCATCTGTTAATAAGATCCGGAGGAATGCGTTCTAAGGTATCCGTATTGGCTTCGATAGTTACCGCACAATTAGTAGTATCAAGTATTTCTCTGATAGTGTGTATTTCCTTTGTATTTTCGAAACATTTCTTCATGTATTCGATAGTGAAATAATAATGAGGATATTCTCTTAAATCTTTTACCTGAATGCCATTGCCTAATTCACGAACAAATAATGTCATGATATCAGAATAGCGACCTTCGACTTCTCGGCCGCGCCATTGCTGTTTTCCGTACATATAACTTTTTATTTAATATAGGAAAATGATTTCTAATTTCCAAATGAAAAGAATTTCCCCATGTTGTTGTTCTGTGGTAATACACCCCAATTCATTGCTGCATAGAAATCATCTAGTTTACCTCTTAGTTCTCGATCGAATATTTTGTCTCGGTCTATGTACATTTCTAGAAATTGCAGTATCTCAATCGGGTCTTCATATCCTCGTACTGCCATGGTGTCAAAACCAAACGGATTAGTTTTTAGATACGCCCACTTAACCTTTTCGCCATCTGTTATTGCGGTAGTATTTTTGATATTGTATTTTTTCAACAAGTCATTGAAGTTGATAGCAGATTTAACATGTGCGGGAGTACCTGATATGTATCCGGTAAATGGTTTTCGGCCTTTTGTGTATTTGCTTATTTCTTTTACTCCGGTGTTCTTCATCACATTGAAAACTTCAGACTCTCGAATATTTTCTTTGAATTTTAAAATCATATCCGATGTTTCTTGCTTATCCGATTGTTTTAGTATCATCCACAATGTGTCAGACATTATCTTTTTGAAATCCGTAGGGAAACTTGATCTAACTACATCTAGTCCTTTTATATCCAATTTGTTCGTAGGTTTACCTTCTTTGAATATTACCCATTGTGCATAACGCTTCTTGGCTATCCATAGTCCTGACTTTGCTACATATTCTTGTTTGATCTGCCAACGATGTGTTGCAGTGTTATGAAACACTATGGCATACTGATCATACATTTCGTTAACATGACTTTGTATCTCAGATGCAACTGCATTAGTTTTATCAATCATGAACTGTTCATCTGTCTCATCGAATCCAGGATGTCGTTTTTCTATGAGTGGTAGTGAAGAGCAAAATGTCGAATCTGTGTCAGTATAAAATGCATATTCTGCTCTTTTACCGGTTGCATTAATAAAATGATCTCGACCTGTTTCTCGTTCATAGTATCGGTTTATACATTTTGCAGAAAATTTAATTACACTCTGTCCGGTTGCTGTGATAGCACCTGCATTGTCAAGATCATGAAACCGGAATGTTTTGAGTCCTAATACTCCGTAAAATGAATTAAGCAACACTTTCTGTGTGAGCTGCATTGCATCATAAAACTTGTATTGCTCAGATCCTACTTCATATTCATCTCGCTGATTCTTAAACTTTACTCGTTCATCAAACCATTTTTCTAGAATAGCCGGTAAGAATCCTTTTTTCTTGGTGGAATATATAGCACCATTGCTGGCTACTGTGGATTCTGTTTCTTGCAACCAGCGCTTAAAGTCTTTTACATCAATTGTGGTGTTGCCATCACTAACCGTAACATCAAATGCTTCTTTGCTTAAAAGCTGTTCTTGATTCCAATTTTGAACTACTCCTACTTTAGTTTCCGGTGATATGTTCAAACTCATGATGATGCTAGGATACAGTGAAGTTAAGTCCAAGTCATATATCCATTTGTATAGTCCAGGTACCGGTGGCATAACATATGCTCCTGCTAATGCATCTGCTTGTGTTTCTTCTTCTATGAATCTGAATTGTTTGTTAGGTGCGACATATCCATTTCTTTTTAGATCTACAATAGCAGCACCGTCTAGATATTTGCTTGCATAATACACATCTTCATATGGAACGTGTCCTTTATGACATATGGTTCGTGCCAAGTTCAACAGCTGGAGTTTTTCATCTAGGTCTGCAACTAGATCAACGTCAGTCATGTTATACCATGCAAACTTGTGAATGTCTTCTCGGAACAATGCATCTAAGTCGCCATCATATTCAACTTTACCTCGACCTAATTCAGTTTTAGCAACAGTGTCTAAACGATAATTAGGTAGTTCTGTATAAGTAAAGTTTTTATACAATTTAATATAGTCTAAACTAGATACTCCGAATATTTTGTATTGACCTTTATTTTTATTCCATTCCACAATGCCCACCGGGGACAATGCTTCAATTGATTGTTTGCCTAAAATCTTTTTGCATCGATTAACAAGATATGGAATATCATATCCGTCACTGTTCCATCCTGTTACTATGGTTGGAGCCATGGTATTCCATATGTTTAAAAATCTTGTTAGCAATGCATGTTCTGTATCAAACACTTCAATTTCATATCCATCGCCTTGATATGCAGCACTACCTAACACCTTGTGGGTATCTAACAGCAATACTCGTCGATCTTTGTTATGCTTATCATAATATGCAATTGCATTTATTTCAGTTCGAACGTCGTCTGGAGTAGAATATCCGTTTTCATCTTTTGCAGTTTCAATATCAAAAAATAATTCTCGATGATCCTTTGATGCTAAATCAGATTCATAATACAAATCAATCAGTGTTCGCACCTCTTCATTTAGATCCGACTCATATGATGACGGGTCATTTTTTATGTTTGAATTAACACGTTTTAGAGTTGTACCATCCAATGATTTATATTGTCCATTCGAGTCTGGTAAATATCCGTAGGGTTTAAAGTTGATCTTTTTGTAGCCAACTTCATCATCCCATAAGTGAATCGTGTTAGTCTTTTTGTGGTATGCGATGTTTTGATACATTATATATTCCGTATATGTTGATTGCTATGATTATAAAACTAAGAAACATATGACTATAATTATGTATGAAAATATCATACGTAATCCAACCTATGTCTCCGATTATCCATGTTGTAATTGCAGGTATTAGTCTCTGGCAGGAATTAAAAACGAATCCTATCAGTACTAATACCGTGCTAACCCATCCTAATATTTCTATCCACATTCTATGCAGGTTCAGAAATCATTAGCACTTCGGATTCTCTGATCAACAAATACTCTACTTCTTCGAGCATAACTTTTTTCTGATCACCAGCATTGCTTTTGTGAAGCATAACAGTGTCGCCTGGTTGAACTGTCATTGGAATCTTCACCCCGTTATGAGTGTATAATCCAGGACCTACTTTGACTACATCTGCGTATACATAATCTCCATCAGCACCAGGTAACATAATAATTGTGCTAGATTTTTTAACTTGTTCTCGTTCTTTTAGTAGAACTAAATCACCATATGGTTTCATATTCATAACCTTTTTGTTTATATTAATACTTATTGTATATTTCTGTTAATTCGGAAGCTGATTTTACTCCAACCATTCTGACTTTTTCTTGCCCATTTACTTCCAGAATCATTGTCGGAACATTTTTTATTGCATATCGTTCAGTTTCTTGCGGATACTGATTAACATCGTAATGTTTAATGTTGATGTCTGGTCCTAATTGTAAAAGAGTTGATTTATATTGTTTGCATGGTCCACACCATGTTGCACTAAAGTATAAGAATTGTTTCATCGTGTAATTATATAATTTATGTTAATATCTCCAAATGTAGTAGTAACCGTGTATTCCATATATAATTATACTCCTCTCTCCGTATTGTATGCAATGATATGTTCTCTTCCTGTAAAATTATATCCGTGCTTGGTGCACATTTCAATTGTTTTAGGATACATCTTGATTAATTCTTCTCTGTTATCTCCAGCTGGCATAATCCAAGTTTTCGATTTTGGAATATTGTGTAACACTCTGAATTCTTCTATTTCCTCTAAATTATATTCAGTGCCATCCCAAACAGGTTTATAATGATAATCATAATGATATTTAAGTGTCTGCTTGATTGCTTCATGATTCAACCTAAATTTATTGTGTTGATCAATCATTCGTTGATCCGTAGTTTTGCCTGCAGGTGTTAGTTCTCCTAGTTTCGGTACCGAATTGGAAAATTTAGGAGACAACGAAATTAAATCTATAGGCAAATCTGTTTCAATAAAGTGACTGCCTTCTGTTTCAATTGTTACCACGATACCTCGAGTTGATGCAAAATTAACTAGCTCGTTAACCAGAGATGCATGCATTGTAGGAGATCCGCCTGTTAACATCATTTCTTTGATATAAGGATGATCATCGTACATTCGAATAATGTCATTGAATGTAAATGTTCCTTTATCTGGATGAATTGAAGTGTACCATGAGTCACACCAACCTCCTTCACCAAAGAAACATCTGTGTGTGCAGCCGGTCGTTCTGATTGCAATGGTAGGTTTACCTTGTCGACTACCTTCTGATTGCACACACGGATATACTTCTACTACTGGTAATACTTTATCATAATCTTCTAATTTTTTTATTTTAGAATGGGAGGTCGTCTTCTTCTGATTCATCATTTCGCTCATAACTATTGGTATCATTGATTCCTAATTTATTTATAATATCATCCATTTGCAATGTCAAATCTTTTATTTTTTCTTTGATTTCTATGAGGGATTGCAATGTCTGTTGATGTTCTGTATCAGTAACAATTCCAAAATATTCATCTAGAAAAGCTTTCGGATAGGTTGCCACACCTTTATATTCATCTCGATGCAGTTCGAGTGGTAGTTCTCTGTATACGATTTCAACACCTTGTTCTTTTGCTGCATTAAATACTTGTCGTCCTAGTCCAGATTGTTTTGATGCATTGCCACGATGCTCATACAAGGACATGAATGATTCATTATTCTTCATAAATTGCTGTATTTTTTCTGTTCTCAAAAAACTCTACTTGTGCAACTCTCACTCTACCATCTGTCTCTTCTTGCACAAACTTATTGAGCTTGTTATATATAAACTCAGCAAACCTTTCGGCACCTACCGGTCCATCCATTAATCGTAATTGAATAGCTCCTTTTGCATCTAAGTTTTCGAAGAATATCTTTTCCGGATCGTCCTTTGCTAGTACAACTGTGTGATCGAACATATAGTCCATCCACTCTTTAGCAGACATTCCATCAATCTTCGTGTTAGCTCTTTTCATTCCGCCGAAGTCCCATACCCAATTGCGATGATCTAATTCGCCTTCGAATGTAACTTTGAATTCTATTGCATAACCATGCAAAAACCTACAATGTGTTCCTTCTGCTTGCCATTGACGAAACACTGTGCTGAATCCATCAAATAGTTTTGTTGATTGAAATTTAGACATTTGTATAACCTTTTATAAATTGATAAAATTCTGATCGAGCGTTGCCATCATCTAAAAATGCTCCGGATAGTTTCGCAGTTTTCATCGATGCTCCTTGATGCTTAACACCACGACATGACACGCAATTGTGGGTAGCTTCAATCATCACAGCAACTCCTTTGTTATCCGTAATAAGTTCATTAACTGCATGATGAATTGCGACAGTTAATTGTTCTTGAATAGCACCTCGCCTTCCAAAATGTTCAACTACACGATTCAATTTACTTAGTCCAACTACATTACCATTTTCTTCTGGAATATATGCAATATGCACGAGTCCGCCAATAGTTTGATGATGATGACTACACATCGATGTTAATGGAATACCTCCTTCGAAAACAATTCCGTCATAACCATCGCTCGGAAATGAAGTGATATCTGACATTGGCTCATATCGTCCACGCCATAAATCATTTACATATGCTTTTGCTACACGACGTGGAGTATCGGCAGAATTAGGATCTTCTCGGAAGTCTACGCCTAATGCTATTAAAAACTTTGCATAATGAAATGCTGCGTCATCAATAATTTCTTGTTTTTCTTCGTCAGTTAACCGAGCATTTGGCCCGTGCATTGCCTGTTTGTTTGCTAAATGTCTCGAGATGCCGTTCGCAAAACCAGCCTGTACTAATTCTAGATTTTTTCTTTGAGTATCTGTCATATAACTTGTTCTATTTATTATCTTTATAATAAGATAAATTATTTTGAATTCAAAGTTTTTATATAAACTTAATCCACGAAAATATATGTCCTGGTAAATTTTCTCGTAAATATGTTTTTGTAAACTCGAGTGCTGTAATATCTACTATGATATTTTCGATATTCATTATATCTCCAGACTTTGAAACCCATTCTTGTTCATGTTCAAATGTTTCGCCTGGTGCTCCTTGGTATATATAAGGTGATAATGGAGGTAAATCATCACTACCAAATTCTAATCTAACTCCAATTTCATCGCCAGATTCAAATTCTTGAAAAGCCCATAAATTTTCATCGTCTGTAAAAGACACGTATTTACCCATTGCGGATTTTAATTTATTGGAATTTATGATGCCTACTAGGCCCGGAGCTGTTGTGAAATGATATACTAAGCTTGGATAATAATTATTTTCGAGTAATGATTTTAATCGTATCATATTAATAAATATCTTTCAACGTAGTAATTACATTGTAGGATCACCTGGCGTATCTATACCAGTAAAATCATATTTTGTTGTAATTCCAAATTTTCGATTAGGATTATTCCAAAGTAGTTTGCCGTCAGCAGTTAAAGCATCATCACTTTTTATAAATTTTAAACCTAATTCTTTTTCTGCAAACTCATACATTGCTGATGCAATACCTTTTCGTTGATAATTAGGATCTACAGAAACAGATGTTCCTTTTAGTACTGGCTTAAATTTGCTTTTAATAAAATGCAATTCTCCTACGATATTGTTGTTAACTTTTGCATATATTACATAGTCTACATTGTTTGTTGTTTTTATAGCAAACGAAATATTAGAATTGTCGTCGAATAATATATCTTGTAATCGTATCATATTAATAAATATCTTTCAACGTAGTATTTCCCTTTTCATGTGCAGGTTCATACGGACAATGTTTACAACCATTACCGCAACATGTTCCTCTACGTATATGATATGTTTCAGTCATCACTCTGCGACCTAGTTCATCATAATAAAAATCAGTAGGAAGGAGCTTGTTTCCAAACTCCCTCACGTACTGTTGATAAATCCAATCTGTTCCCAAATTTCTTATCATTTACTTGCTTTCTTCTACAGATGCTTTTCTATATTCTGTAACTAGCTTTTTAAGTTCACCAATAGCTTTACGGGCTGATTGTTGTGACTTTTTCGTTGTGCCATGATGTTGGGCTGTAAACTCATTCCAATACTCTGACATCGATTCAAATAACTCTTGTTTGTTCATGGTTACTTCTGTTTTTGGTTAATAATTATTTTATTTCACACGCACCACCAGCACAAGCTAACTCGCCTGATAGATCCGTATTATCATCTAATTCAACGACTTTCGTTAAATCAATATCCGTTAATGATTTCATCATTTCATTGTAAGTTTCTTCCGTACAATCCTCAAATGGAGCTTGAGTGTAACTACCTCCATCATAAGGTAGAACTGACAACCCATTGTAATGCTCTCTGTTTTCCCACATCCATTCTCCTGCCAATTCCCATTCATCTTCTTTTAAAGATACAGTCGCAGAAACATTGTGTGTGTTATTTCCGGTTCGGTGTCCTGGCTTCACCCACTCCAAATGCACTTTCTTGATTCGGTCTAGAAGTTGGAATGGAGATTCGGTTCTCATGATTGCTCCAGCTGGTGCTTTTTGTGGAATTGATATTACTGCAGTATCGTGTGGTCTGAAATACTCATCTTCTACCAGTGCAGGATGATTTTCTGCCAAGTATGTGTATATTGCTTCATTCTTACCAACACGAACTCGTCTGATATAATAATCATTGTGCCAAGCATGAATTCCAGAACTTGTTCCTAATGCTAATGACGTTGTTCCCGCAGGTTTTACTGTGGTTGTTCTTGCTGACTCATTGATTCCTAACAATTTTGCAACTCGCTCATTTTCAGTTTTTACAACAGCAGCTGCAGCTTTCATGTCATATCCTAAAACTGTACCAGAGCCAATTCCTGTCATGGATACACCAATTAAAGCATCCTTTTCAGTGGTTCTTTGCCATACTGGTCTCAGATAATGAAATTCTGTATATCCTGCTTGTAAGGTACCTATAAATGCAGCTGCGCGCACTCTAGATTCAAAATCATCTTGCGATTCAATATCCGATGCATTTACTTCACATAAGTTACAGAATTGGAATGGTCTTAGTGCAATTTCACAGCAAGGGTTAGTTCCCCAATCTTTATCATTTGTTAGATAGATACCAGGCTCACCAGCTCCAGACAATTCAACACGTTTCCACAAATCCAAGAAAAAGTCTTTTGTTAATTTGTGACGCATCAATGCTGCAGAGTTATTAGCTCGACCTCGTTGTGGGTTTGTTTCCCACCATGCACCTGATTTGCATGCAATCATTTCTTCATCGTCTGCTGAGAATAGCGAGATTAAAGCTGCTCGTCGAATACCGCCGGCTAAAACTGCGTCTGCAATATGACACACAATGTCATGCACTTCAATTGGTTGTAATTTTTCACCATCTTCTTTTGAATCTAAAATTCCTTGAACTTTGATCAAACATTCCTTTAAAGGTTGAGGTCCTGGTGCTTTACCTCCGGAAGTAATTAATCTTGCTCCTTTTGGACGAATGTCTGAGAAATCGAATTTAAGTTTAGATCCACCAGTAAAATAGCTTTTTGTTAATGCTTTTACCGCATCAGCCCATCCTTCAATTGAATCTGCAATTAAAAATCTGCGTGTTCTTTTTTGATTCGGCTTTCTGATTTCTGGCAATTTTTCTACATGATGTCTTTGAACTGAGTATCCTACACCTGTTCCACCCAATAATAAAAACATGGTTTCGCCAAACGCCCGGTAATCATCAATAGGAAGATACGCACAATTGTAAATTCGATTAGGTGAAATTTCAATAGGCTTACCTCCAAACTGTAAACTTCGCATTGATGGGAGCACTTTTTTATCATACACAAATTTATACGCTGACTCAATTTCGTCTGTTAACTGCGGATACTTTTTGATGTGCATGTTTTTGTTACGAGTAACTAGTTCGTCCCATGTTTCCCTGCGACTTAATTCAGGCAAATACTTTGCATATTTCATATACACTGTAATGTCTGAAAGAATTTTGTTTGAAATTTCCATGTTTTCCTTTATTAATTTTAAAATGTTTATAGATAAAAAAAGGATCGAGCTAAACCCGTTCCTTTAATTTATTATAAATATACAGTTACCCCAATGATCCTCCCAGATCTTTAAACTTTTGTGCCAGATTTTTTTTCACAAGTGTCTCCCCGGTTTTCATTTGCTGTGTAGTTTGTTTTCCTTGTGTAGTTTGTGGTTCAAAAAATTGGAATTGACCATTGTTAGTGTTGATCTTGCTAGGCAATGTGATACCATCAGGTCCAAATCTGTTTTTAATAACATGTCCTCTACCAGTGCCAGAAAGTTTGTCTTCTACTTTTCTGGATAATGACATCAAGAAATCTGCAACCATCACCTTACCATATGAAGATGCAATTTTGTCAGCTTCAATGATATCCTCTTCAAGTGCAGAACGACCTGCTTGCGATGCAGTCCATACTGGTATTTGATATTCGCCAGCCATACCTCGTAAATCTTCATATAAATCTTCTAGTGCTTCATGCTTATCCTTTTTGCTATTAACTTTTAATAAGTCAGCATAATCAACTACAACTAGATCTGGTTTAGCTCCAAGCATAATGCTTTTTTCTATATGTGCTTTTAGTCCCATTACTCCGGTTGATTTAGTCGGATAGTATTTGATAACCAATTCTCCTTGCAATGATTCCATTTTGCTTTCAATCTCACCGATATGATGTTTTAGATTCTGTGCACCAATTCCAGTAATCACTGAATCATAACGTTGACCTACATAGTCTTGGTTGAGCTCTAATGTGTAATGAATAACATTTTTACCTTGCCGAACTGCGTTTGCTCCTATATTAATAAGAAGCCATGATTTACCAATACCTGCAGGAGCCATTACAACACCTAATTCTCCTGGAGCTAATCCTCCGTCCATTAAATCATCGATTACATCCCACCCGGTTGTAACGGTGTGTCTTGCTGCTTCGTCATATCTGCTAGCAACTGATTTTTTATATTCATGTCCGATATCAGTATCTGCTCCAGCTTTCATTGCCGAATCAATCTTTGTCTTTATTGCGTCATAGTTTCCGTTCTGAAGCAGTTGAACTGATTCTTGAATTGCATGTTTAATTTCTTGATTCTTGCAAAATTTAAGTATTTCATTTTTAACGAAGTCCAAATCGCTCGACTCCATGTAACGAAATATGTCTTTGAGTTGCTCTAATATAGCAGTCTTCAATACATCATCAGATATATCAGTTATCTTAACTTTTAATACATCTTTTGTTGGAGGTGATTTATATTCTGCAAAGTGTTTTAACACTATTTCTAGTATCCATATATTAGATTCAGATTCAAAATATTCTGGTCTAATTATATCAGCAATCTGCTGCAAGAATGATCTATCCACAAACATTGCAGCGATTGCTTTTATTTGAAATGTCTTTCCGTATTCATTTAATTTATCGGTCATATTAATATGATATTAAAATTTATATTTATAACCAAATTAAATTGCATAAATATTCGGATTATTTCTCATGTATCCTTTGCTGTTGTCCATTCCGTAACCAACCAACCATTCTTCGCCGATGGTTTTGCCATGGTAACTAGAAACTGTTGGTATCGGAGAAGATTCTCGTGTGATCAATGTTACAATGTTAATTGAATTAGGATGTTTAACATTCAAGTATTCAATGACAGCCGTTACCGTGTTGCCGCTGTCGTAAATATCATCCACAATGTATACATCTTTGCCTTTGATAGGAGTTTCTAAATCTTTGGTAATTTGTATATCTCCTTGCTTTTTATTGTGATATGATTTAACACGCATAAAATCACATTCAATGTTGTCAGGTAACAGCTTAACAAGATCTGAAAAAAACATGTATCCGCCGTTGAGTAAACATATAAACACTTTATCAGTGTTAGCATCCCATTCTTGCTGTATCTGTTTTGCAACAGACCGAACAAGTTGATCTATTTCTTTTTGATTTATAAGTATTTTCATATTTTTTATTTATCTCCAACGCTGTTCATTTTCATGCTCAGCATATAATGATTTTCGTTCTATAACTTCTTCTGAAAAGAACAAATTGAATTGAATATTGTTTTGTTGTAGCCAATCTGTTAATCCGTATGGACCATATGGTTCAGATTCATGTATACGCTTAACACCAGTTTTATAAAAAAGTTCAATATCTATCTTATAATCGTTACGCGTATGACAAAATTCTAAACATTCTAACATAATTCCTGGAGCACATATAAAAAACGGATCGTCTGCAAGTATAACATCTTGTTTGATATAACACGGAAAATATAAATTAGCATCAGAGTTATAATCAACATTCTCCGGCCATTTACTCCCAGAATACCGATGTGGTAAATTCATTAAAAAATCAAATGATGTTTTCCATTTAATATCAAAATCAGTGTATATTCCACCTTGATCGTGCATGATCAGATATTTAATAAAATTATATCTTTTTATTCCTGATAATGTTTCATATGTTTCTCGTTGTGTATATTTGTCAATTAAACTATCGCAATCAGATTCTTTCCATATATGTATTTGGTAACTAGGATTCAGTCTGGAACATTCATTGACATTATCTAAGTATTTTCTATCAATTGCAGAAGGTCCTTGCCATATGTAGTTAATCTTATTTGGAATCATGTGTTTGTTGAGCGAAGGCATATAAAGATAGCCAGGTATTGTTCAACCAATCAGGAAGATTCTTCATGGTAGTCCACATTTTATCTTCCATAAACAATCTGCGAAATTCTGGTTTGTTTAATCCTGGAATTGGAGAATCCACAATGTTTCTGATGGATGAAGCGTGTGTTGCAGATATGTCTAACAATTTCAGATTCATTAAACGTATATTCTTGTCTAGAATGTCATGACTGTCCAGAATCTTTTGATATTTTTTATTTTCTGTTAACAACGTCTCAGATTTTTCAACCAAATCATCCAGGGTGAATTCTGTGGCATCGGATAACTCCGGTATTAGTTTTTGCAATGTCTTTGGACCTATACCAGATACGCCAGGAATATTGTCGCTCTTATCTCCTGTAAACGAACGATATAGAACATAGTTATTCGGGTGAACCCCAAATTCGTCAAGAACCGTTTCGGTGGTGTATAAGCGCTTTTTGATAGGACTCCACACCTGTATTTGTTCTGATACGAGCTGATAGAAATCTCTATCCGTGCTCACGATAGTCATTCGTTTAGCAATATCTTTATAATAATCTGCAATATACGTTATTGTGTCATCTGCTTCGATACCATCGATAGCTAGAAATGTAACCGGCAAACAATCTAAATATGAAACCAACCGACTAAACTGATGTCGCATTGCTTCTTGTTCGTCTTCTATGCTAGCAAACGTTTGATGATCGTGTCTACGCAGTCTTGTCTTGTTAGCTCTGTTAGCTTTGTAATCTTTATAAATAGTTTTTCTGCGTTTAGATCCGCCTCTGCCATCAAACACAATAATGCATCTGCTAGGTTTTAGATCTCTTACTACTTTGCCTATAGAAAACAAGAATCCTGTGATTCCTCCGATATGTTCACCATCTTCATTAGTTGCAGGTGTAGCTCCGAAAGCTCTGATAAAAGTATTTAGGCCGTCGAAGATCAATATGTTATCATTAACCTCCGACGGACCTAATTCCTTTTCTTTCTGTAACTCATTGAATAGGCGCTGAAATTTATTCTGCATTAGCCTTCTTCGTTAACCATTTCATCGTCTATAACTACATCATCAATACCTCCATCAACACCTGCTTGATACTTGAATATGTATGCTTCACAAATTCTGTCGTATAAGCGTTGTTGCATTTCTGGGTTTGATAACACTTTGTCCATGAAATCTTTTGATTGAAATTTAACTTCATCTAGCACTTCGCCAGTATCTGTGTCGATATCCTCATAAGTATACCAAGCACCTGCCTGAGTGACCATTTTGAAGTCTTTCATAATTGTTAGCCATCCTCCATAGTTGTCAATTCCAGATTCGAAATATATGTCATAATCAATTGATCTTAAGGGTGGCCCCATTCTGTTTTTAACTACCGTTACTCGAGTCTTGATACCAACAACAGAATCTTTCACTTTGATCTGCCCGATTGATTTTAATCTCAGTCTAACTGATGCATGAAATGGTATTGCTTTACCTCCTGATGTTGTCCATGGATCTCCGAATGATACTCCGAGTTTAGTTCTGAGCTGATTGGTAAATATCAAACATATTCTTTCTCGTGCTATCCAATTGGTAACCTTTCGCATTGCTTTTGAAAGAATAATAGATTTACTTGTTGCATAACCGTCTTTGTCATATTCAGCTGACATTTCAATTTTCGTTGATGCACCCATTACTGAGTCTACCACAATTGTAACCAATCTGTCTTTGTCTGATTTACGAACATTTTCAACTATAGTTTCAATTGTTTCAAATATTTCTTCTATAGTTTCTAATGGAACATAAAGCATCTTTTTGATGTCAACACCAATAGCCGTTAAGAACTCAGAACTAGTTGCTGACTCAGTATCAATATAAACTGCTAAGCCACCTTTTTTCTGTGTTTCTGCTAATGTGTGTGCTGCCAATAAAGATTTACCAGAAGCTTCTAATCCAGTTATTTCCGTTATACGACCTACCGGGAAACCTCCTTTAGGTCTGTTTGATATAGCCAAATCCAACATAGAACACCCGGAACTAATCCATTCGTGCACATTGGTTGGAGCATCGTCATCGCCAGCTAAAAAGAATGCAGTCTTGTAGTTCTGCCCTTTAAACTGCTTGTTGATGCTGTCAGCCAACGCTACTGCTAAGTCATCGGTCAGTTCGTCCTTTGTTTTTGTTTTCTTTGCCATGTTATGATTTCAATTAATTATTGAATAAATCATTGAATGCATCGGCTACATCTGTTTTCTTTTCAGTGGTAGTGTTAGATGCAGTTTCAACTTGTTTAGAATCAGTTGCCGGAGCAGATTCTACGTCTGCGTCTGCATTGTCTGGATTCATCCACTCTTTAAGAGCTGATTCTAATTCTTCATAAGTAGGCTCCGGAAAGATGTCTGTGATCTTTGGTTGAGACATGATTTTTTGAGCTACGTCTTTATCCTCAGTAGCCGGAGTTGTGTTAGGCTTAACACGAATAGCTGTTTTTGGATATTGACCTGGACCTTCTGCTGGCGTGAATTCTACATCAATATCACGACCTGACATCAAATCTGTAATGTCACCATAATCTGGATCTGAGATGATTGCTAACAATTCAGTGTAAATTGTTTTACCGAACCCCCAAAACTTAACTCCTTCAGATTCTTTACCGCGAACTACTACAGGAACATAAGTTCTCATTTTAGGTTCAATCTTACGACCTGCTAACCAATCTTCTTTGTCACCAGTGCTTTTTAGTTTGTCTGCAAATTCTACAATAGGATCTGCGTTACCAAATGATACCGGAGACAACATGGATCTTTTACCAATGTCGTAATGGAAATACATTTCTAAGAAAGGATTTTCTTTGCGGTGCACGTATGGCACAATTCTAACTCGGGTCTTACCTGCTTCAGGCTTCCACAGGTTTTGTTTTTTGTTATCAGTGTTGTTCAACTGATTAAGCTTTGCCTTGATGGCATCTAAATTTAAACTCATTTTAATTGTTAAATTTTTAATTGTTAATACTAGGGTTTATTGCTTATTAATTATATAATATATAGTTAATTCTTTAATTCCAAATAATTTGTTAAGTTTATTTAATATAAATATCTACCAAGTTACTTTTTTATACATGTTTAACTCGATGATACGGTATCCAGAACTATCATCTGTTAGCAGCAATGAATTTCTGTAATTATGCCATTCTAGTTGATATGTTTTGTCTAACACTCCGTTGTTTATTCGTTGTATTATTTCATTGAGTGCATTAACCGTATACAAGGTATTGGTTTCTTTTTTGCGATGCACACTTATGGTGTTGATGGCTTTGATTCTGGTAGGTTGTATGTTGTATGTGCAATACAATTTGTTAACGTCATCTGCATTTTCAAATATGAATATTCGGCGTTCTGGTATCTCGAAACTTGTTTTAATGTATTCTGATATTATGTTGACGTCTGACCGGTGTGCGAATGTGCAAAGTAATTGTGTTTTCAATTTAATAATCCTTATCAAATAATCCAGTAGGCTCAATGAATACTAAAAACCGTATTTTTATATTCTTACCTATATAAAATGATTTTGTTACTCCTTCAGGAGCTTCGCCGGTAACAATCGCAGATGTAATTTGTGATGCAAAATCAACAGACTGTAATCCTGATTCTATTTGTTGCATTAATTTATCAGATTCTTTCGCAGAATTCAATTGATTAAATATATCTTCGCCTAATGATAATCTATACAAAATTTGTGATGATACTATTAATAATTTTAATGATTTCGAGCCTTGTGATATTGCAAAAATGTAAAATTTCCCGGGATCATTTTTAAAAAATGATGTTTGAAGCATTGTATTAATTTTACTATTTGATGATTTGACTTCAATTGGTTTTCCATCAAGATAAATATCTATACCTTTTCCAGTACTACCAGGTATATGTCTTCCTGGAACACCATTTTCTTCGGCCCAATTAACAATTGCAACTTCTTTATCTTCGCCTTGTTTATATTCTCCTGGAGTTACATAATCAGTATAGTTATCAATTATGTTAATTCCGTTTGGAAATAATTTATAAATATTACCTAACTCTGCCTGATAATGATCAGCTGTATATTTTGCTAATATTTCAAATTGTCCTGTTTTTGGTAATCCTCCAATTGAACTAAATAAATCAGCTAAATCGTCGACAGCTGATTCTTCGGTTACTATATTAGCAGACAATCCTTGTGCTTGTCGAACAACATTTTCTTTTTGTGCTGCAGGTAAATCTGTCATTTCATCCAGTATCTCCCGAAGCACATCATAATCTTTTACTTCAACGGGATATCCTTTTGGCAGACGGTAAGTCCACTCAGTAAGTATTTTTTGTATCGTCATAACGAGAATTCAGTTAATTTACTATAAATATCTCCCACCTTACATTTCACCGGGAAATTACCTTGTTGCAACACTTCTCGTAATTCTGGTATCAATTGTTTGGCTTCTGACATATCTACATCAAATAAAACTGAATCATATGTGTATAACGTTAAACGGGTTTGTTTGTCTTGTAAACGGTTTAGTATCTGTGCTAGTTTTCTAACCGAAAATTCTGTCTCTAATGACTGCAAATAGTAATTAAACAGTTTGAAACGATTCATATCCGGGAATTGTTCTTGTGATATTACTCGTTTGTCTATTGCTGTTCGTATGTATTTTTTAGTTTTCCATTGCTGCCATATGTCATTGACAAATGCGTTTACTTGCCGGAAAAATGGAATAGTTAAAAATTCTGCATCAATACCTCCATACAACAATCTGAATGTTATGCTTTTGCTTTGTTCTCGTTGTTCTGCAGTTAGATTGTCAGTATCAAAATAAAATCGTCCTAGATAATCATGAACTGATGTGGTTGGGAGATTGTAACCTATCAGTTTAGCAATCAGTCTAACGTGATAACTGTCAAAGTCCATCTCCACTAATGCTCCTTTTGCATGGCGACTACAAAATGCAGCACGGGTACCATCTTCTTTGTTCATTGCAGCAAAATTGAAACCGCCTCTGGCATTGGAAGGTCGGCCTGTTGATGTATGATAATTGTATTGTGAATAAACACGACCATCATAAACCAGATTAGGTGTTGCGAACAGTTCGTTTACTTGCAACCCAGCGGATTCAATTTGTGCAAATGTTTTTGGATATAATGAATTGAATGTTAAATATGATTCTGTGAGTTTGGCATTCTGTATCATCGGCCAAGCATACTGCCGGATTTTCTGACACATGGCTAAATGCTGCATAATAGGAACTATGCTGTTAACATGTTGCAGATTGATATGCCTGCGCCAATAGTAGTTATGTGCAGTAGTATAATAATGTGTTTCGTCATACGGTTCATGGTAAGTATGCCACCACAACGTTTTTACATCATAAGTTTGATTATTACCACCCAATTGCAGCCAGATCTTTTTATCGTGGATAAAGATGTCATCTAATTGCAGAAAGCGTGGTATCTGTTCGGCAAAGCCCCTTAGTTGTTCAGTATGATAGAATGGAACGAGTCTTTCTACATCATCTTCTGTATACACGTAAATACATGCAATTTTATTTTGCGATGCTGGTGCATTATGATCTGATAATATAGGAACTAGCAAACAGCGACGATTCTGCATGTACTCGAATAACGAGTCTAGTTCTTCTATACTATCAATTATCATACATTTATATAATAATGATAATATTTGGAATATCCAACCTAGTTAATGGCAGGTGGAACTATTATAGTTGTGTCAACGTATAATTCTAACGGATTTGTTAATTTTGTTTCAATTCCTGACAATTTCTTTTTAGCTAACCGAATTTGTTCCGAATTAAATTCAATAACACCTATTTGTTTTACTGAATTAACTGTTATGGTATTTGCATTACCGGTAATTTTCCATTTAATTGCAACACCATTATAAATTGCTTGGTCAATTTTATTTTCAGTCCAGAAATCAAATTGACGCTTATCTATTTCTATAACTTGTGGTTGATTGGTTTTTTGTAAGAAATATCGGGTGACAAATTTATTTTGTATGTCTGCAGTTGTTATGCTAATAAAATAAGGTACTGGAGAAATGAATTTCGTTTTTAACCTAGGTTTATTGTTTCGATATAAAATATTATTTGTTATCTGCGGTTCAAATTTTAAAAGTTTTTTTGATTGGTTCGGTTTCCATTTTTCTTCGGTATATACTTCACCTGTAGAATAGGAATGATATAAACCTATATATTCAACCGAATCTTCAGTCATCCATTGTTGTCCCGGAGTATATAAATTTTCCGTGATTTCTGAATTGCTATAATATATCTTTTTTCTCATTACAATCTTACCCGTGCTAATAAACTAATCGTAGTTGACCATTTTCCTGTTTCGTCTACCGTATGTGATACGCCGGTAATCATGAATACAAAACTTTGACTGTACTTGGTAGGAATTCCTTGAATATTCAAAACATCCCCATATTTAAATCCGTTAACACCATCAATAGTAAATGATATTTCTAATGGATATACAGGTTTTGTATTGTTTAGAGAATCTACCAAATCTGGACTATAATATGTAATATACTTGCTAAGCGCACTACGCAATGTTTCATATGTAGTTTCAGAATCTGTCTGTTTTGCTACATTTTGTTTTGCGGTGTTTAATGAAGTTATAGCATCTTCATGATTTTTTTTATGTTCTTCTCGTAGTTTTGTTTGTACTTCTGGTGGAGCATATATATATGCACTAGATAATGCAAGTTTCTGTGTCGTAGTTTTTCCAGCTTGTAATCCGTATATAAGTTGTTTGATAGAATCAGGTACTTTGGTGGTTATCTGAATATCAGATACAATTGTAGATCCTCCGTTCTTTGCGAATACTGGCACGAAAAATTCTTGTATTGCTGTGCTCGGATCATAGAAATTTGTATCATAATACAATAATATATCAGATCGTTCTGGGTGCTGTGTTAATTTTAATCGAAATGCATACCCGGTATTTTTTTCTATTTCATCAGATAACATGTTAAGTAGAGATTGAATAGTAACATCTTTCTTCTCTTTAGATTGTTTATCTAGATATTCTTGAATTAATTCGATATTGATGTATATTCTAGCCGGGCGCATAATTTTACCCTTACTAATTTCAGTGTTGCCATCAGGCGAAGGTGTTTTTAATTCATCTACAATTCCTGCAGTTACCGGAGTTACTGTGTCATATACTATTTTTTGCTGATTTCCTTCACCATACACATTAAAGTTTCCACTATTAGTTTGGCCAGGCCATAATAAAACACGCAGTGGAGCAGCGGATACTAGTTCGGAATAATAGATACTTTTACAAAATTCATCACTGCATATAATTTGAGGAATGTTAGCTGTAGAATCCGTGTCTGAATTAATCGAACGAATTTTTGGAAGAATAAATCGATTAACATAATCAATAAACAACCCAACTGATATAAATGTATCATATGTTTGTGTAGCATTGTTATTGCCAGAATTATACATTGGACCGTATAAAATATTTAAATCTTGTCGATCTGGATCATATTGAATCTCAATTGGCTTTCTAGGTAAAACTGTTGATTCTGGATTATCAACGGGTTCTTCATTTAATTCAGATAAAATTCTCTGATTAACATCTCTTAATATTGTATAATAAAAGTTGCTAACCGTGTTCGTTTCTTTTGACTCTCTATCTTTTTCTTCATCATTCTCTTTTTCAGATATATTTTCTGAAATATACGTAGAAACATTGATATATGTACCTGTCGTACCCAGAACGTCGAATGATACTTCAACACTTCCATCAGTATTATATGAATATGAGAATGTACTAATCTTTCCATTAAATGTAACTTGATTTAATTTTCTAAGTTGATCTTCATTCGTATTTGGATATAACTCTAATAATGTTGAATAATCTACTAGATCGGATTCGTTTAATTTATTAGTAGTTAATACTGCAGATTCAGGCTGAATTAGTTGTATTAAAACTGTGCGGCCGGGTTTACAATATGTATCTTCGATTAAATCCAAGTCTCTTGTCGGATCCGGAATATATAATTTTACAGTTCCTTTGTTTATATATCCTCGTGTCTGATCTTTTATATCAATTGACACATTGGTAATAAATGGTTTCGTTCTTAAAACATTTTGTGTGTTTTCGGAATCAGATAAAAATCCAGCTGGCAAATAATCTTTTCCTCGAACTATATCTCCTCCTAATTTAGCATCTAGTATTTCAGTTCCTGGGAATGGATCATCTCCTGTATATGCCGTCAGTGTTACATTAGCAATAGGTTCTAGTGTGGCACTTAAATCTTTAGTATTTCGTCTAACGCCAGCTAAACCTCTTGCTTGTAGTTCTTCCTGTAACTGTTTATTTACTTGTGAATAAAATAAATCACTCATCGATTAATATTTTTATTTGATATTATGTCCGTAAATGTTTGTTGAGCTGGAATTCTTAATACCGTGCCGGGCTTTACTAGCATCGTTCCTTTTCCTAATCCGTTAGCAACTGCAATAATTGGCCAAGCTGTTACATCGTCATAAAACTTCTGCGCCAATAGATCTAATCGTTCAGTAGTTGTAATTTGTATGTATACATCTTCAGGCGATATTTCAATTTGTGGAATTATCGTTGTAGACAGATATCTCTGTTTGTCTTGATCGCGGATGATATTTGATGATATATATCTGTTCATTTGTTTTGTTTTTTAATTGCTGGTTGTAGTAGATGAGTTTAAGTCCGAAATACGTGATTTTTCAGCAGCGTCGATTGCTTTTACGTTGTCTTTAAATCCACTTAACCAGTTATCAGATCCTTCAATAGCTTGGTTTTCATACTTAGAACCAACTCCCTCGAATCGTTTTGCTAATGAATACATACGACCATTTTTCTGCGGTAATGTGTCAGTGATTATATGTGCAGATATAGTTACACTTACAGACTTTGGCGCTTGCATCATTGTTGGATCGTTTTCTATATTAATTTCCCAAGTAGTATCAGCCGCTTGCAAAGTGTATTGTACCGATGTTAAAATTATAGGTTGTTGCACAAAGACATCTCCCATCGTGAATCTCATCCATGGACCTTTTAATGCAGCATTATCTACATATTCTGGCGCGGTATATGATGCAAGAGCATTTAGTTTTCTCCATATGGGTTTCATTTCATCTCTGCTTGTTACATTTACATCAAAAGAAAATGTTATGCTTCTATCATACCCAGTATAGATATAAGAAGGATCGGCTCTTCCTATCATTCGTTTTGATTCCCATCCTCCTGTGAATGAATCGGAGAAACTGCTAATTGTAGCACGGAATACGATGATGTCGTCTGTTTCATCACTATTGGCGCCTAGTTTTGGTCCAGTAAAATAAAATTTTATGAAATCTTGTGTTTGATCGAATTCATTTAATAAATCAGATTCAATATCTAAATCAATTAATGGATCTGGCTTCCATTTGTACGCATTAGCTAATGTTCGTTTACTATAATCTACAACATTAATTTTATCTCCGCGGAACACAAACGGAATTCCGGCCGGATCTTGTTTCCATTTTCCAGGATTGCCATCTAGTCCTTTTTCCCATCGAGTAGATACTTGTGTACGTGCAGTGAAATCGTTTCTTAGAGCAGTTGGTGATCCATGATCTCCCCACCCATACAATGTTTCACGATTAAAAATGCTATATGCACCGCCTGGAATTAAGTTTGATGCTGCGTATGCTATTGTTCTAGGGTTCGGTGATATGCCTTGATTCAATGTAGCAGATGTACCATCTAGTCTCGGTCTACCTTTTCCGAAACCGTTTAACCATCGGAAATCTCGATATTTTGAAAATTGAGCTCCCGAGTTTGGATAATCTTTTAAAAGTTTATATGACGTTAATGAATATATTGCAGTTGGTTTGGTGTTTGAGACTGCATTAATTACACCCGAAGTTACTGAATTAGCTAATGGATTTCCTAGTAACCCTACCGCTCCTATTGCCAATTGTGTACTGGCTTGTTGAGCGAAACTTTGAGCTGCATCCGTTGTGTTAGAATCTGCAGATAATACAGTTTCTCGCGAAAGTGAAATATTAGCTCCGCCTCCTAGTATCTGAGATGTTTGTGTTGGAGTTCCAAATACATCGATGGTATTGCTAAAACTGCTATCGGTTACCTGATTAGCCGTAGGTTTAGAAGGACGATCTATTCCAGCTCCCTCTCCAATCATTCCTATACCAGTACTGTAATTACCGTCTCCAACTTGTCCTGCAGATGGTTTTATAGGTTGACTGTGCCTAGGTAATCGTTTTAATATGCGTGATATATTATCCATTAATTCGTTCTCCTTTTCGAATATCTATACGAGATATCAATTCATCTAATCCTGCTCCTTGTATAACCACATTAATGTTTGGAGCGGATCCTCCTCCAGACATCATGTTGCTGATACCGGGGGCAACTGCAATTTCATCATTAGCTGAAGTTTTGAATATAGCATTTTCTTTAGGACTCCATATCACATTGCCTCCTCCGGATGGGAAGAATGCATCGCCGGTGTCTTTAGTATTGGCTCCTGTGACTGTAACGTACGTTCCCTCAATTGCTGCTTGGTCGATGTTAAGTTTGCCGTCTTTGATAGATTTAACTAAATCATTTAATGAATTAGCTGCTATCCCACCACCTAACAAAGCTAATACTCCATCATTTCCAGTTAACTGTTTAACTGAATCAGTGAAGTCTCCGGTGAATTCAAGTGAGGTCTTCTGAGCCTTAATAAGCTCGCCTGATAAGTCGCTGATTGATTTAGCTTGATCGTTAAATAACCTTAAGACATCTGCAGTATACGCTAAATCTGCATCTCTTTGTTGTTTTTCTTTGGTTCCTAATATACTACCTGATTGTGCTGCTTGTTCCGCAGTAGTAGCAGTGCCAGGTTCTAGTTTATCTAATTGAGATGCTAGATCTTCAGCTGTTTGACCAGTTACGCGTTCATTTGCTTGCAGAGTCTGATAGATTCCCATCAGTTTATCTTCTTCAATACCTAGTGTGGCTGCTAATGCTTCGCGTTGAAATCTATTTTTAATAACTTCCTCGCCTTGCTGTTCAATTATTTCAGTAAGAGCTTCTGCCATCGATTCTAGGTCTTGATTGACAGCTGCTTCTCGAAACTTTTCAGAATTGATCTTTTTACCACCTAATAATTGCAATTCTAATTCATTGCTTATGCTACTTTCGATATCTAAAAATTTATTACTGATTGAAACTAAATCTTTAAATGTAACGCCTAATCGATTAGCTTTTGTCGCAGCTCTTGCTAATTCCTCAGCCGCTCCTGCATATGCTGTTTGAATAGTAGGACCAGCTTCTGCAATCTGTGTTAATATATCAGCATATACTCCAGTTTGGTTTGTAGTTGCTTCAATTTGGCTTGCTACGGCTGCTAATGCATCATTATACTTTTCCGTTTCTTCTGCAGTTGCACCTTGAACTGCTAGAAACTTAGTGTATGCATTTGCTTGTTCTTCTGTTAATCCTAATAATAATCGATTACGATCGTATTGCTTCAGAATTACTTCATTGAATTTTTTGCCTTCGGCTCCTGCATCTTTTAATCCTGTTAAGTAGTTTGCATTTCCTTTAACTACCGAATTTAAACTGCCTACGTAGTCTCGTAATAATTTACTACTGATTCCATATGATCCAGATAACTTGTCAATCTGTTCACCTAGTTTTGCAGCATTTTCAATGTTTAATCGAAGTGAAGTTTGTAGACCGCGATTTCGTTGTTCTAATATAGTTATTTGATCCGTTACATCTTGAACTAGATCTGCTAATGTTTGGAAAGCCCGTTCTTGAACAACGGCTTTTGCGCCTTCTCCTAAGTTTTTTAAACCATCGATGAAATCTTGAAAATTGGGAGGCGATTGTCGTCCATGCCGGGGCAATCGTTTTAATTTATATTGCAACAAGTTAGTTTCAGGTGAGTGCATGAAATACCAATCTTTATTATAAATATCTAGAACGGAGGTTTATCGATCTTAGGTTTACTAGATTTCGTTGGGGTATTTTTTGGCGCATTCTTAATTTCTAAGATTTCATTCATTTTACGAAACCAAAAAGTTCTCAATGGAATATGCAAATTGTACAACGTATCCCAATCCCATCGGCCTTCTCCCCACCATAACAAGTTCCATAAATTTTCATGAAGAACTCCGCGGTGTTCAGGTTTAAAACCAAAAAAGGTCTGCCCCAAGTTGAAACCCGGCACGGAAGGTCTCCTGCTTACCCTCCTTGGTTGTGTATTCGATATCAGCTGATAGATCTAATCTCGCACTTTTAGTTGTTACATATGTTTGAAACTTTTTTGAATCGGCAGCTCGAAAGTCGTAACGTATAAATTCAGATATATCATTTGCATTTCTGCTATCATTAACTTGTGTGATTAATGCGTTTAATAAATCTGATGTCTTATCTAGTTTATCTGTTTTCCTAGGGAAACGAAATTTAATTTTCGTTGAATCGTTTACAGTGTAATCAAATTCTCCATTTTCGTCTGGTATTAATTCTAATGGAATCGTAGTTAATTGCGACAGATCGATTTCCGTTTCTATTTTAGTTTGTTCCGGTGTTATCACACTAACTGGATACATTTTCCCGTAACTTAAAATACGAGCGGCTATAATTAAACCGTTCTGATCGGCTAATGATATATCATCTAAATCTACGTCGGTTATTATTAAAGATTCTAATAGTTTATCTAATGCAATGCCTTTTGTTATATACGAGGGCGTTGTCAGGATATCTTCATCATATGCAGTCATGTATCTCATTTCGATTACACCTGACCGTAATGGATGTGATTCTGGATATACCTTGCCTTCAGTAACCAGGTCTATAATTTCAGTTGGTATACGAGAACTCTTCTTTTTCTCGTATTGTTGTATTGCTAAATCTTTAAGATGTTGGTCTGATAATTTATTTGTAACTTTCATTTTATTCCAATTAACTGATTAATAACTTATTTAATATAAATATTCAAAACAGTAAAAATGGGAGCAATTATTACTCCCATTCAAAATTATCATTTATTATGCACCAGGGGCATCAGAACTAAAATCTAATACCGCGTAATCATATTTAATTGTCAGTCCAATTTCAACTGCTTGCTCAGTTCCCCAATCCATCTCTCCGAAATTACTATCGGCAATGAAAGCTCCTACTAATTTCCAATATTCAATCTTTTCTCCGGTTGGTGATAAACTATAAAAATCAATATCTTTTTTGTAATCAGTGGAATATCCATCACGACCAGTTAATGATTCATGATGTAAACGTACCCATGTCATAACAGCTTCTGCGCCAGACGGCACAATTGGATCATATAATTTAATAGTTATATCTTGCCATCTTGTTTTTCCTTTTAACTTACGATCGACATTGATATGTTCTGTTTTTATCTCTCCGTTGGTTAAACTAGGACGTGATGTAGCTTTAACCAAGTATGATGGAACATCTTCAATATACATGATAAACCGATTTGAATACTTCGGTTCCCAACGGAACGCATTTCCATATAAATCCAATTGGCTGATTCCTGGTAAAATTTGTTGTAATGCCATAAATATATTTCTTCTTTTTATATAAATATACAGTACAGTAAAAAAGGCAGAGCCAAAACCCTGCCTTGTTTTTATTTATTTTATTATTCTATTCAGGGAAAGAAGCTCCTGTTGGTTGAATATTGAAATCTAGAATAATAAATTCTGCGGTTCGAGTTGGTTGTAAAAATATTTGTCCGTATAAAATATTTTGATCTATTAAATCCGGAGTATTATTTTCAGCATCCATTTTCACTCGGAATGCAAATAATCCTTGTTCATTTTTAACTTGTTCTAAATATGGATTAACAATGTTCAAGAATTTGTTTCTGGTTGCATCTGTGTTTTGTTCGAATACTAAGAATTGCGTTGATGAAGCAATAAACTTCTTAACTGCAATAAGCAAACGTCTCACATTTACACGATCCAATGCACTTGGTCGGGCTTGAAGTGTTTTTTGACCCCATACTGCAATTCCTAGGTTTGGGAAGTTCGCTATTGGGTTGATACGTGCTTCATACAAATCTCCTTTTTGAGTTGGGCTCAAATTCTTATATGTTTTTTGAACCGTGGTTAAACCACCTCTATTCAAGCCTGCAGGGGCATACCATGGAGCTGCATTAGCGTCATTGAATGCTATTACACCAGGCATCACTACAGATGCAGGTACCCATGTTGGACGACCGTTTCTAGGATCTTGAATTTTACACCATGGATAATATGCAGCAGTATAACTAGAATCGATATTGTTTGCTTCAGATATTACCGTAGAAATACTATCTTCTAGTGCAACTAAATCTAAAACATAGAACGTATCTTCTCTTTGTTCAGCCAATTGTCTTGCAGCATTACTAACGTTGCTATGCAAATTATGAATGATACCAGGTGTTAACAACATGTTCATATCATAATAATCAGTGTTGCTAAGAAGAGCAAATGCTTTTTTATATGATAATGTACCTGTGGTAGATGCTCCGCGGCAGTCAAATCCAAATGTATTATTATCTTTGATATTTCCTCCAGAAAACTTAGGCAAGTTAGGACGAGCTCCATCAAAACCACCTTGCATTGGCATAATAAAGTTACGTGTTGCTAATGCTACATTGCTAGTAAATGTTCCACCTGTTAAAGCTGCTTGCAATGAACCACTATATGCATTAGTTGTATTCGGGAATCCGGCGTTGGCACTTTGTGATACGTCACCTAAATAGAAATCAGTGTTACTTCCTGTTGTAGCTCCAGTTGCTGGAGTAGGTGCTAAATATACTAAATTAGGCTCCGCCGTAAAATCAAATCCATGTGTGTTACTTGAATTGAATGAACCACCAACAGTTTGTGATGTTCTATAAGTAGCTGCAGCTAAATTGTTTCCTGCAGATGTGTTAGGTATTGGCGATAGCAATGCTCGGAATCCAAACGGTACCAATGTTTTATCGGCACTTTTATTTTCAACTGATTCTGCAACCTGTACTCTAACATATTTAGATGCATTTTCATAATCTCCGTTAATAACGATGTTTCCGTCTGCATCCAATGTTTGATATTGATCACCAATTACTCGAGCTACATATCTTGGAGAATCTGGATCTAAGTTTACATTTTGATATGTTTCAACAATTTCCGGATTCAAATCTGTATCATTACTATTATATACTGATTGATATTGTGGCGGAATATTAGATGAATTTACACGACGCACTTCAACTGTAAATGTTCCATATCCATTAGGATCTGCTACTTCTGAAGCTAATCGAATGTTACGGATACCAATTTTTGTTTCATAATTAACTGCAGTACCGTGTGATATGGTATGAAATTTTAACAAGTTAATAACTGAGCTACCAATTTTCTGTGATGTAATCCATGGTGTTGCAGCAGTAGAATAATCTTGAGCAAAATCATATCCTGCTAATACTTCTGCAGTAACAGCTACATCTCCGAGGTTGTCAAATATTCCTACGGCGTTATTATTTTCATATTGCACATATACTGGATATTCACTTGATTTAGGAGTCTTTCCAAATACTTTGCTTAAATAATCATTATCGCCTGCTACAACTGATGCGGATACCGGAGTATTTGGTGTAGGGTATAATGTAAAGTTAGTAAATCCAGGTACGTCTGTATTTAAATTGTCTGAATATGAACCTGTTATTGATATTGCAAAAGATCCTGACACGTCATCTGCTAATGAAGAGTCTATTAATAAATCTGCAGCAACGTTTACTGGTTGCGTCGGATGTAATAGATGTGTTACAACTGCGGTAGATGCTGATGTTGATGTGATTGCAATTACGCCATTTTCTAAATCATATCCATCTTCATATAATAAACGGGTTACTGTGATATTCGGAGCTCCTCCACGTAAATAATCTTGTACTACATATGGTACATATGATTCATCTGTGAATGATCCAAATATTCTTTCAAATTCTGCATACGAAGAAACCGTAGTAGGAATAAGAGCCGGACCTTTTACAGTAGACCCGACAATTGCTGCTCCAATTTCTTGAATTGCTAGAGGTAAAAACGACTGGTCTATTTCTCTTGTATAGACGCCAGGCGTTACTATTCTTTCTGCCATTTAACTTCTTTCCTTAATTTTATTGTGATTATATTATATAAATATGTTATTAAAAGCTCTAACAGTTAGTCTTGAGATATAAATATGCCTTCAGCTAAATTTATTTCGCCATCTCCGTATTTTTCTTTGAGGGAGGAAATTAAATTGGATTCTTGTTGTTGGAGATCTTTGAACTGCTGCAGTTGAAATCGTTTTTCTTTTTGAACCGTTTCAATTTGCTCGGATAATAACTCTTCATCTATAGTGCAATTAGCTATTTGAGCTGTTACACGTTGATATGAATCTTGTAATTCAGTGAGTTGTTCTAAATCAGTTTTGTCTAGTTTTCTAGTTGCCATTGTTTTATTATTATAATAAGAACTTATTCTGCTATATCCAAATCTTGTATCGCATTTTCATATTCTTCACGAAGCATTGCAACTCGAACGCCGTCAATGGTTACAAATACTTCTCGGGGAAATATCACAGCATCTTTAAAATTTGCAGGATCAACTAGTATAACTGTGGAATGATATGATTCATTCGCAAACCGAACTAAAACTTCTTTTTTCATATATTATTTTTTTGTAATGGAAATATTTTGAATTATATCAGTATCAACAACATTTATTATATACATTCCTTTGTTATATTCTGATAAATCATATGGAAACGAATTAATACCTCGATCTAAAGTAATAGTTTGTGTTTTTAATGATTGGCCAGTAAGAGTGATTAGGCTCAATTGTACTTGTGATTCCTTTAAAGAATTTATAGTGATTAACACTTTATCTTCGGTTGGATTTGGATATGCCATGATTTCATATTTCTCATCTGTTTTACATTGTACAGTAATAGGATCAAATATTTCAAACATTCCATCATAATCAATTTGTGTAAGTTGATAATATCCTTCAAAATAACGACCTGCTTTTAGATCATAAAATGTATATCGTGATTCATTTGTCGAATTTCCTTTAGCTTTCATTTCTGCTATTTCTAGCCAATGGATACCATCTCGACTTCTTTCTAATATAAAATAATCTGAATTAGTTTCTGAAGCAGTTTCCCAAGTTACTGTATTATATCCTCCATTTTCACAATTTATTGACATTCCTAAAAATTCTACGGGTAGTGTGTTAGGATAAATCAAAATATCATTTTCGGTTACCGTGCCGGCTCCTGTAAAAGCGGGGCCATTATAAGACCCATCTATATTAAAAGATCCATTTACATTAACTGAAGAAGTTGCTTCATCTATTATCACATTGCCACCAACACTTAAGGTACCATCAAAATCTATTTCAATATTCGTACCATTTTCTGCCGTTAGATCTCCTAGAATAGATACTTCACCATTTCCTAATATAGTTAGGATTCCATTATTGTTAATATCTATAGACCCTATAGTTATCTTACCTGATACATTTAATTGGATATTATTATTACCTGATAAAGTCCCGACAATATGGAGTATACCACCGTCGTCAATCGTTATACCTATTCCATTACTAGAACTTACATTTCCCGAACAATAAATGGAATCGGGATTAACTACATGTAAGAGTGAATTATTATTTAATGTGATATCAGAATAACTTGCATTTCCGGAAGTTATATAAGTTTGATTGTTATTAACAGTTAATGTTTGTGAAAAACAAATAACAGGTATAAAAATTAATAGGATAAATAAATTCTTCATAATAATTGTATGTTATTAACTCAATTGAAGAATCTTCACGAAACCCCCATCTTGCCATGGGCCGGCTGAGTTTAATTATTTATATTTTTTTACAATAGAACCATCATCATAAATCTCAAATACAAGACCTTTAGTATTTTCTGATACCAATTGTCCAATTTGGTTTACAATTTTTACAGGTTTATTTCTATCAATATTATTATTAATACTTATGATATTGAATGTTTCTGATTCTCCATTAAAATCAAATTGTGTTAAACGATAATAATTGATTACAGGTAAATAAGTTCTATCTACAATTTCATATTCTGTTATGTCATTAGTTGTACCCATTCCGCTGGTTGTAGAAACCATATCCCAATTTTTACCATCTATACTTCTTTCTACTACATAGTAATCACAATTTATTTCAGATTCTGTTATCCATGTTAAATAATTGTCTCTGCCAACATTCTCGCCAGTAAAAGAAGTTAATTCAACTGGCAGAGTGCCATAATCTATTTCAGAAAGACCCATATCATCTATCCACCATTCTTCACCAGATGCATTTACTCGAGCATAGATATCAATAGCAACTTGTGTTACACCCATTGGGATGTATAATTCTACTACAGAATATCCGTCGCCTGTATTAGTTCTGTTACCTCCCGCCAATGGTTGGAATTCTGTAAGAGTTCCATCCGCCATTTTAGAAGCCACTGCGTTTGTGTTGTAATCCCAATAAGCATTACCATATCCTCTAATTCTTATTTCCGATGTATACGACAATTCACCATCGGTACTTAAATAAACTTGAACGAAATCTGGAGAATCTACGCCAGCTGTGTTTCCTCCTGTGAATCTATATGACCCTAATCTAAATCTGAACACGTGTTCTTTAAATGGGTCTAACCCAGTTACATTTGGTAGATAATATATATCATCTTCTATCCCAGAATTACCATTGGACCAACCTAATAATGCGGCACTGGTGTTTCCTGATACTGAGGCATTAGTAAAATATCCAGCATCAAAGCCTGACCACCAAAATCCACCCCATTCATAATCTTCTACATTATCATATGTGACTAATGTTTCTGTTTGTGCGTAAATATTTAATGAAACCAATAACCATAAACTTAAAAATAATTGTTTCATAATATTCCTTTATATATAAATATAAGGAAATATGATTGATTATCAAATTATTTTTATATCTTGCCGGCCATGTTTCCAATATGGCTCACCTCCATAATTTATACATAGCTCTTCTTCGGCATTAATATCACGTATAGCAACAAACTGAAATGCTTTTTCTGTAGGGTGATCTATCCAATCTGTATTAGGAGAATGTGAGTGGTTGTAGAGTGAGCCATATCCCCAAGCTACTACAAAATCTTGATTACCGTTATGTGCTCCCTCTCTTGGATATCCAAATCGATAATTGAAAAATGGATCTAGAGTTTTATTGCCTGGGTTTTTACCTAAGGATATTAAAGGACATATTTCTATGGTTTCTCCTTCTGCAATTACTTCTCGTGCAAATACTCCTAAACCTTTACCCTCTACGGGTTTCACATATATTTTAGTTGGAGGGTAATACATTATTTTAATTCAAAACCATATGCAATGATGTTAAATGCTGCATTTGCACCTAATCCAGTTGTTAGGTTGTCATTAATCTCTAGTACTAATCTGTTGTTAGTTCCTTTTGCAATTTTTAATCCGTATTGGAATCCAAATATTTTCTGAAAATCTAGTACAGGAAGAATACCATTTGCGGGGGAGACACCTTTACCAGACGCTCCTTGAATAGCAGGCGCGATAAATGGGCCGGCTGTTGGATCTGCAAATGCAGGATTACCTTGACATAATCGTATAAAATCAAAGTTGGTTGTTAAAGAGGTACCTATATTTACTTCACCATTATTATCTTCATAATACAAACGCATTCCATTTGTTAAAGCAGCTCCACTACCTGCAAAATCATCTCCTAATACAATACCATCTCCTGCTATAATAAAAGATAGTGAAGTAATGTAAATATCTGCTCTTGCAATACCATCAATTGAAAATATTTGAGGAGTAGTAGAACCATCCACTAACATATCAGTAGTTGTTCCGTCTCCATTTAAAGTAAGAAATTGACGAAATATTAACTGCTTATCTCTATCATCTTGAGGTGGAAAAGGTGCTGGTTGTACACGGATATATCCGCCATCCTCAATTAGAGCCTGCTTATTATCATCTACTATTCTAGTTTTACTTGACATTAATATAATTCTCTATATATTATTGATCTTGCTCCAAATTGTACTGGCATTGAAGTGTTTCCTGCTGGTGGAGTAATAGATACACCGACAGATGAACCTTTTTCTAATACTAGGTTTGCAGGAATTTCATTAAATTGTCCTACAGGTACATATAATGTAGCTGCAAGTGTTCCACCTGTAAATGCAGATCCTGAGGCTCCATATTGTAAAGTTGCATCTAATGTGTTGGAAGATCCAAAATTCTGATTAAGTGCTACAGATGCTGTTGCAACAGACATCGCTGTTGGGTTTTTATAGAAATTTATCCCATACATATTTGGGCTACCTCCAGATGCCGTAGTAGCGGTAGTAAAAAAGTTTTCTAGAATTATTGTATCATCTTCATTATTTTCTAAAAAGAATACTGCATTTTCTCCAGCAGTTGTTAGAGTTATTAAAGGTGTGCCTAAAAAGTAAGCATCTCCTTCTTCAGCACTATACTGAAAAATGGTTTCACTAATTGAAGAAGCTAATAATCTATTATCAGAGCTTACCCCAACTGTATATCCTTTTCCTGTTCCGTCTTCTATATTGAATCCCATAATTTCCTTATAATTTTAATTTTGATACTGTGATATTAAAGTTTACTGGCATTACTGTGTTGTTAGTTGGGGGTGTTACTGTCAATAATAATGATGATCCTTTTGGGAAAATTAATGCAGTGTTAACTTGATTAAAAGTGTTTATTGGGAAAGGTAATTGAATTATAGGAGTGCCAGTAAAACCAGTTGCACCAGCTGGAGAGCCATATTTAAAGGTTCCAGCTAATTCGTTACTACTTCCAAAATTTGTGTTTAATGGTGTAAAATCAACCCATGTTCCTGTTAAAGATGAGGGTGGTATATCTCTATATGCTTGAATAAGGAAATTATTAAAATCACCATTAGTTGTGAATCTAGCTTGAGCTGAAAACGTTGTTGCATAAAACTCTGAATCTTCATCAAATTGAAAATACAATAATCCATTTTCAGTTGCTCCAGTTTGAGTTAATATAGGAGAGCCTATAATATAAGTTTCTCCTTTTGCTGCTCCTTCAACACGTCCTTCTTCCACAACACCTCGAACATCGAGTCTATTTGTATCATCTATTTTTGCTTTAAAGCTAGTACCAGTTCCGTCTTTTATTTCAAATCCCATATCTTAAACCTTTTAGCTTTCTCGTTTTTGTGCATCTTGTTTGTATACTTGGAAGCCAGTGTATACTTCTAACGGCTCTGCCCCATTTGGTGTATATGTTACTGCAAGGGATGATCCTTTAGGAATAGTTATGTACACTGTACCAAATGCTCTTGCTGAAGATCCTTGTGTTTGATACAATACTGGATCAGCCAATTGGCCTGTAATTGTATAGCCATCGCCTCCTTTATATATCAAAGCATCTAGTGTTTCAGCACTACCTAATCGTCTGTTAACTGGTGTTACTACGCTAGCTGATGCTATAAGTGTTCCTCCGGTTGGATTAACATATACAGCTGCTATTCCTTGTCTAGTTGCAGATCCTGATGCAAAGTCAGTTCCTATAAACCAAGCAGCCACAACTAGATCTTCATCTTCATTATTTTTTACATATAATAAAGCATTCTCACCTGAGCTACTGATAGGGAGAAATAGTGTGTTGAGGTTAAAAGCACGACCCTCTTGAGCAGCATATTCAATTGCAGTATCACTAACTGCTTGATTATATAATCTACCTTCTGAGTCTATCTTTAATGACCATCCTTCTCCGGTTCCGTCTTGTATTGTTGTTGCCATATCTTAATTTCCAGTATCATTATCATACCACCAATGAGTTACTACTAGTGCTTGAGCACTTTGTGTTCCTATAGGGGGTGTTAATTTAAATCCTATACTTGTGCCTTTTGGTAATCGTCTTCCTAAAGGTAATATAATTCGGTCAATCGATTGTTTAATTCGTTGAGGTGCTCCAGAACCATTTGTAAATGTATCTCCTTCAACACCTTTAAAATTATCTCCATTTGGTGTATTAGCAGATCCATGATTTGAATTTGAAATTCCTGCAGGCACTGCGTT